TGGCGAGAAGGTCCGGAACCACAAGATCTGGATCACCATCGACTTCCGCGTCCGGCCTCACATCCTGCGGCACACCTACATCACCAGGCTGGTGCTGGCCCGCGTGCCTCTTAAGCGCGTGCAGTATCTTGCCGGGCATGCCGATCCGCAGATCACGCTGCAGATCTACACCGACCTCATGGAGCACGCCCCGGAGGATCTGATCGGAGACATCCGCGAGGCTTTTGCCCCTGCGGAGCTTACCCCCGGCCATACCCCTATACCCTCAAAATAACGCATTTTACCCCTTTGTTTTCCATTGCTTTGGCCCGCTTTGGGCCGCTTTGAGACTCGGTGCAGAAACGTCAAAAGCCCCGTAAACGCTGAGCTTTCTCAGCATTTACAGGGCTTTCCCGATTGTGTTCAAGTCTGTGGGCCTTGTTGAATGGGGTTTGTTCAAGAGGCCGCTGGTTCAAATCCAGTCACTCGGACCAGAAAACCACCGAAAACAACTTGTTTTCGGTGGTTTTCTTTGTCGAAAGTTCTGTCGAAAATGTTTATACCCCCGGTTTACCCCTAAAGGGATATTATTCGACGTCCTTCAGATCCCCGATCACTTCGGCCGGAGTCGGCCCGAAGAGTGTCTCGGCGTCTTTGCGCGGGTCCCCGGTCAGCGCTGCAGCTGCGGGCGGATCCGCTTTTTCATGCTTTCCGTGAGGCTGGTCGTCGTCCGGATCCGGTACCGGGCCGCCGTAGATCTGCGGCGTCTGCCCACCGGCGACGGCGGCGCGGATCTGCTCCAGGAGCTTGGCAGCATCCTCATCGCTTCCGGCGGCCTCCCCGGCCTTCGACTTCAGCACGGCGATCCCCCTGGACATCCAGGCCGGGATGGTAACCCCCATCTTTCCCAGGTTCTCGATGATTGACCCCAGCTCGGTGAAGAGGTACCACAGCGTCACGATCAGGGTAAAGGCCTGCGGCCATACCAGGTCGGCGAAGATCGGGATCACTTCCGCCTGGTGCAGCGTGATCTGCACACCGGCGTCGGCGAAGGCTGCCACGCCCACGGCGATGATCGTGCCGAGCTTGTGCCGGAGCCCGGCCCTGGCCTTGGCGCTGGACCAGTCCTCCGTCGCCCTGGCGGCGATCGTGCCGGTGATGTAGTCGACGGCCATGGCGACGATCAGGAGCAGCACCGCCACCCCCAGCCAGCCGATCACTGCGATAATTGTGGCCATGATGGCCGTGATCAGTTCTTTGATATTGCGCGCTCTTTCTGTTGCATCCATGTCGGTGCCCTCCTCAATAATCAAACAGAGCTTTCCAGCTGTTCTTCCCGGCGATCCGGTCGGCGGCCAGGCCTTCGGCGTGCTGGAAGCCTTCCAGGGCCTCCCCGGTCTCGCGGCCGAAGATCCCGTCGGTTGCGCAGCCGTGCCCTCTGCAGGTCAGCGCGGCCTGCAGCAGGACCACATCGCACCCGACCATGCCCTGGCATAGGCCGGGATCATCGGGGCCGCCCTTTGCCCCTCTTGGTGGCCAGAATGGCGTGGTCGGCTTGTCCGGTTCCTTTGGCGCTGCCGGCTGCGCAGGATCCCCGGAGGGGCCGGTGTCCGATCCGGACACATTTTCGGCAATTCCGGATCCCTGCGGCAGATCCGTCGAGTTGAGGTCCAGGCGGGCGGCCAGCTCCACCGCGGCGTCGTAGCGCTCCTGGATGTTGTTGTAGGCCGGCTGCTCATACTCCCGGCAGATCCGGTCGACCGCGTTCTTGAGTCCGTCCGGGCCCACCGTCTGAAGGTAAGACCACAGACTCTTATACTGGCCCTTGTGGGTCAGCTCCCAGATCGCAAAGCGCGCCTGCATGACGGCGCTGTCCAGTGGCATCCCGGAGGCCTTCCAGTAGTTGTAGAGGTCCAGCTTCCGGCCTTCCCGGTTCCCGACAAAGTCCCAGAAAGTCCACTGCGCCAGGCCGAAGCCGATCTGGTCCCTTGCGAAGGCCATCTTCTGGATGGCCCCGCTGGTCACCTGGGCGACGTATTGGTGAGAGGGCAGCGCTGCAGCGGTGAGGTCGCCCTGCTTCCGGAACGGATCCAGCAGGCTCTCTTTCATCCAGTTGCCCATCATGGCCAGGGCGCCCGTCTCGGTCATCCCCGACTGCCGCAGCACGGCGTAAATGCTTTGAATGTCAGTCATACACATCGTCCTCCAGCAGGCCGCTGTACCGCTTGCCGTCATCGTGCAGCGCCTCGATGGTTTCCTCCCTCTCCGGATCCGGAGGGGCCTTCCTTCCCCGGCGCTCCTCCGCCCGGGAGATCTGGCTGGAGAGGATCAGCGCAGCATAGCATCCCACGATCGCCACCACGGCGATCAGGCAGACGGCGGTGATCACACAGGTCCTCATGCGTCCTCACCCTCCGGCTCATAGTCCTGGCCGGTGATCTGCTTAAACTCGGCAGCGGTGATCCCGGTCTTCGGCACTCCGACCAGGCTGCGCACCATCTCGATGCTCCACAGCCCCTTGTCGTAGTTCCGTTTTACCATGAGATAATTTTTACTGTGCAGCGCCATCGTTTACACCTCCAGCTCCACGCCGGTCATCGCGGCGATATACTCCACATCCGCCTGGATCTGCGCCAGGCTCTTCTGTTTTGCCGGTGTCCAGCCGGCCACGTACTCGAACCAGGCCTCGAAGTCTTCCGCGACCTCATCCGGCGCCGGGGCGTCTTCGGCCGGGCAGAGCATGCTCGCCTCGTCGCACTCCCAGTGCTTCTCCTTGGTGGTCGTCGTTTTCCCTTTGGCCGTGACCGTCTCCACGGTCGTTTCCACCTCCCGGTGGTTTGCCCGCAGGTAGATGGTGGCGACACCGGCCACGGTGCCGATCTCGATGTCCCGCTGCTTCTCAGCGGATGCACTTACGCAGCGCATTTCAGATCCCTCCTCGCTTCTAAGCTGATAATGATTGCGGCCTTGTGCTGGATAGCCAGGACGCTGACCGCGGCGCCCTTGGTTTCGTTCTTCTGCTTCGCTTTCCGGAGCGTCCAGATCCGCGCGGCCTTGAAGTAGCCGTAGTAGGCAGAGACGCGGCGCTGGATCTTCAGCCGGTCGTCTCCTGCAGCGGACCGCATAAAGGCGCGGCGGGCCCGCAGGAAGACGCGAGGCCGAACCCGGAGCTTCCCCTTCGCCGTGATCACATAACCCATCATGTCGATCCCGCAGTCGGTGTGCTTCCGGATGTTCCAGCCCGGCTTGATCTCCAGGCCGAAGCTCTCCCGCAGGTAGCGGATCAGCTTCCGGGTGGCCATGAGCAGGTTGCGGCGATCCACGCCGCAGAGCAGGATGTCGTCCATGTAAAACAGGGCGCAGCTGCAGAGCTGCACCGCCTTGCCGCGTCGGACCTTGTGCAGGCCCATGACGTACCGGTAAGCGTAGCTCATGAAGTAATTGCAGAGGAACTGGCTCAGCAGGCTCCCGATCACCAGGCCGCTGCCGTGCATCTGCAGGAGCGCGTCCACGAACCACAGGAGCAGCCCGTTCTTCGCGATGTCTCGCCGCAGCCAGCGCATGGCCGTCTCCCGGCTCAAGCTCTGGAAGCACTTGCGGACGTCCAGCTTCACAAAGTATTTTGTCTTCCCTGCCTTGGTCCATTTCTGGATGGTCTTCGCGCCCTTGAGCTGGCCCTTGCCCTTGATGCTGGCGTACTGGTGGTGCTCATACTTCGCCGCCCACAGCTCCTGCAGGCAGCCGACCGCGACGTGCTCCATGAGCTGCTGCATCACGCTCTCGATGCCGATCGTGCGGGTCTTGTGGCTGAGCCCGTCAGTCCGGACGGAATAGCGGATAGGATCCAGGCAGAGATCCCTAGCGAGGATCCTCGCGGAGATGTCCAGGGAGATCCGCCGGACCGCGCTCTCCAGTTCCGGGTACCACTTAATCCACGCCCTGGCTTGCGCCCGGATCTCTTTGCCGCTGAGGCCGCAGTAGCCTGCCGCGAACTCGCTGTAGTCCTTCCGCTTGAGCTTTGGGCTCAGTGCGTCAAAGACATGCTTCTCGATCGTTTTGAGGTCGGAGGGGTCGACGTTCTTGCAATAAGTCTTCACGCTCTCACCCCTCCGATGATAGAATGCTTTTTGAAATCTCAGGGTCTTTCGGTTGCGTCTACTAAACCCGCACCGGCGCAGATTCCCGCCGGTGCCCGGTGTCGGCCTCTCGGCCGTCCTGGTGCCGTAACGACACATTTTCGCCGCAGCGCGGGGCTGATCATGCGCGAGGCCTGCTGCCTCTGCATATGTGTGTCAAACATTTCCAAAAATCCGCCCGCCGATGTTCCAGTTCGCGTTCCCGAGCCCGTTGTTGCCGTTGCCGCAGGAGAGGCCGGCATTCCCGACGCCGTTGTTCAGGTTGCCGAAGCGCAGCCACCGAAGGCCGCGGGCACCAGCGGATGCATGATCAGTCCCTGCCCGGCGCGCGAGCGCCGGGACTTTATGGTTCAAGGTATCAGGGGACTTTGTCCCCTCTTTCAGGCGCCCGCTTTAGGCGGCCGCCTGAAATTCACCCCTGTTTCCGGTTACGGAAAGCCGCCCGCCGATGTACCAGTCCGCGTACCCGAGC